CAGTATTTTTTCAGCTATAACTGAAAAAATTGAATCCGTAATATAATAACACGTTATAAAAAGAGACATTAGCACAATAAGATATAAATGAATTTTTGTCCAAAATGCAACTATATATTCGATTTAGAAAAAGAGCAAACTACATCTTCAACCAATCCAAGCAATACCAATAACAAAACCAATATTGATAATAAGAAAGATTTATTAGATGAAGAAGAAAAGAAATCAAGAGCAATTATAATGTCAAAGGTTTTTTCCAATAAAAACAAAATCAGTGATATGATACTAGATAAATCTACACTAACTGCTATAATTACTTCTCCATCATTCAAAGATTTATCTAAAGAAAATAAAAAATATATCAATAATCTTGCAGATAAAATGGTTATTGATTTCGTCTGCAAGATGTGTAACTATAAAAGGCCAATAAATAAAACATATTTATTATACAGATCAAATACTGAAGATAGTCAATTAATTACTAATAAAAAAGCATTAGCAGAAAATAAATTAATATGTCAAGATTTTCTCCTTCAACATATTAAAAGTTATAACTGTATTAATTCAGCTTGTATTACAAATAATAAACCAGAATTAAAAGATGCAGTTTTGTATAAAAAGAACAATAGCTATCGTGTCACTTATATATGTTGTGTATGTCACCATGACTGGATTACAATGAATGATAATCTATAAATTCGTTTATAGACCAAAAATTATATTATATTATATATACAATGATACCAGACAAAGAAGAAGAACCATCAACTATGACTTCTAAACTTGTAAATAATTTATTTACAATTAAATCATTTATTGGAAATCATTATTATCTTATTATATGTATTATTTTACTGATCTTTTCAATTATGTTGAAATTAAATTTCTGTAATTGTAGAAATTCTGCTCTGAACTTTTATAATGATTTTTATAATAATTTTTATAAAAAAGCGCCCCCCATGACAACACCTTCAATGTCTAATCTAAACCCATCAAATGGTTCAAATGTATCAAATGCTTCAAGTGCCCCGAATGTCCAACATGAACCATTAAATAAATACTATAGAAAATTTAATGCATTTGACAATGCAGTAAATCCAATTGAAGAATTAGATAGTAATGATCGTCCAACTAAACTTGAAACTAATATTAATCCTGGTGATGGAGTCTTAATCGATGATGATGATGATGATGAATTATTGGAATCTGAAGATAATGAATTATTAGAAGAAATCCATAATAATGAGATACAGGAAATGATAGATTCTCAAAATAATACTTCTGAATCACAAAATAATCAGGTACAATAAATAAAACAGCAATATGTGACGTAATTACTTTTTTCCCTCTATAAATTTAATAAATAAAAATAATAGAAATGAAAATAATGTTAATCCTAACGCCCCTGATCCACAACAAAAGAATCCATAATAGATAATATAAACGTCTTTATTATTTTTTTCAATTGATTTAATATTTAGGTAATCTATCATTGCAGATATTTCTTTTTTGATTAATATGAATGAAAAAATACAGGCTATTGTACATAGTATCATTAGCAGCAATATTAAATAAAAAAGAAGATCTAGAACTTTGATCGAATATTCTATTAGTAATACCATCAAATATATATTAGAATGAAATACATATATTTTTGAATCTATATATTTTGAATATTATAATAAATTATAGCTTATTATAATATTCAAAATATAATTTATTAGATTTAAGTGAGAAACTAAATTTATTGAAATACTTAATTGGAATAAGCAGTTCCAGCCATACCGGCCATGATTCTAAGGACGTTATAATTTACAGTATAAATATTCATAACACTACTGCTCCCGACAAAGTTTTGTGCATAACCAACGCTATTAGAGGCACGATTATACAGTCCAAGATCAACTTGAAGAGTGGCATTGTCAATACGAGAGAAATTGCAGGTTCCGCTTGGTTGATGTTCCTCCGGATTAAGAGCAAAACTATATGTGTTGATACCATCACATGGTGTGTTTGAAAAGTGTTGATATGGTTGAACATAGTTAAAGTAATTTCCGTCACGGTTTTGGAAACGATCATGACCATTAAGCTGAAGTTTTGCATTATAAATAGGATTGTCTGATCCATCAACAAAATTGCCATAATTATGGTAATTAACAGCACTGATCTTTGACAGCTCAAGAATAGATTCATTAATATCAGTTAGCTCTGTAACAGTCTTAGTAATATCTTCCATTGTAAGGTCATTGGTGGTAACAACAGTGTTTACCAGAATTTCTTTAATAATATCAGTATTGTTGTTGGTACTAATATCAGCGATAAGTGCTCTGTCATTTGCAACAGTATCTTGATTAACACACTTAACATCAATCTTTTTAAGCATCTCATTCACCATGGAAGATAGACCAAGTCTAACATCAGGTTCGAATAGATCTCCACTGTCAGCTGCTTCTCCAGCATCAACATATAGCTTTTGACTGGCTGATGAGAACTCAATTACTGTTCCGCTACCATCATCTTCCCGGATGTCTTTTCTTGTTCCGACATATAACAGTTTAGCAAAACGATTTTTAGCTTCTTCCCAGTTACCATTACCAAATGCAAAAGAAATCCATTCATTACGTAGCGTATACTTCTGAAGGTGCGAAGCCCAGATAAGGAACTTACTAGGATGATTAAAATTAAGACGATATTTAGGGTTCGTTGTTAGAGCTTCAGATCCTGTAAACTGCAGTTGCTCAATTAGATACTCATGAGTAGATTGGGCAAATTTTTGTCTTTCCTCTGAATCAAGATAAATATAATCAATTAGAAGATATGAATCTTGCATGCTTGGTAGCATTTGAGGAGGAGAGTTAGAGGCACCAACCCAATTAATACAATCAATACTTTTTCTAAAGACAATTGTAACTCTAACTTCATGATATTGAAGAGCAATTAGGGGCAGAGCTAGGCCGTTATCCCTGTTAAACCAGAATCTGAGTGGAACATACATTGAATAACTCTTTTTTGAAGTACTGAGATTTGTAAGTTCAGGAACATTACCAATCATCTTGTCATAGCCTCTGACTTGACCTGTCTTTTTGGTGAGCTCATACCAGATATTGAGCCAATCGCCATAATGTTCATCAATCTTAGATCCTCCAATCTCAATCTTAATGTTATCAATGGCAGCATGTCCAAGACGATTAACATAGCCCCAGGATGTTCCAGAACCTGTCGACGCATTAAGCGTCATTACTACATACATGGTTGTGATAAGATCGGCATTTCTATTGATGTTGCATGTGACGGTTCTGCCGAATCCAGGGGCACCGTTCCAGGTCTGCTGAACACACTCAATAGAGAACTGAGTATGTCTCTTATAGGAAGCTTTAAAATAAGTAATTTCAGGATTACCTGTGAGATAGGTATCTTGGACACCATAGGCAACAAGCTGCATTAATCCTCCACTCATTGTTGTATATATGTATGAAGATTATTTTTTAGAGTATTAAATTTAATTATAATATTTATACTCTAAAAATATTAATATAATTTAAAGGATTAAATTATATCTAACCTAATCTCATGAGCGGTAGGTATGTAAGTGCGTCAAGTAGAGAAATTAAGACAACCATTGATATGAAGTTTAAGGAAGCTAAAAATTACTTTATAAATGAAAAAAAAAAGATTGAGGATTTAAAAGATCAAATAGATGAATTAAAATTTAAAGTTGATAATGGGGAGAGAGCTAAGAGTGACGATGAGAACAGAGATAAGAGCGACAATGGGGAGAGAGTTGAGAGCGACGATAAGAGAGATAAGAGCGACAATGGGGAGAGAGCTAAGAGCGACAATGGGGAGAGGGCTAAGAGTGACAATGGGGAGAGAGCTAAGAGCGATGATGGGAACAGAGATAAGAGCGACAATGGGGAGAGGGCTAAAAGCGATGATGGGAACAGAGATAAGAGCGGTTATAACAGAGATAAGAGCGGTTATAACAGAGATAAGAGCGGTTATAACAGAGATAAGAGCGGTTATAACAGAGATAATGATCTAATAAAGTTGAAAGAATTAGAATCAGATTATAAACATTTGTATGATAAATTTACATCTGAAGAAATCAAATATTATTCAAATGTATCTGATATTATTATTGATTACTATAATATCAGAGATAATACAGCAAGTAATAACACTGAGAAAGATATTATGTTTTTTTTTAATCAGGATAATGAAAATAATAATAAAAAAAATTCTTTATTAGAAACATATTACAAAAGAATTGAAGGGACAGCTATACATAAAGATAATGGTTCTAATAGAATCAAATATTGTCAAGATTGTCAAATAGAGAAAATATTGGATCTATCTGAAAGCTGTTTTATATGTCCCATATGTGGCTTGACAGAGGGCGTTATTCTGGACGATGAAAGGAAAATAAAGGATTATTCTCCTTATAAACGGTTAAATCATTTTAAAGAGTGGATAAATCAATTTCAAGCAAAAGAAATTCCTGATATTCCTGAACAAGTATATAGTGATATTATTCAAGAGTTTAAAAAAAATAGGATTTATGACTTATCAAAGATCAATAAAAAGTCAACAAAGATTATTCTGAAAAAAATAGGTTATAATATTTATTATGAACATATAACCTACATTATCAACAAATTAAATAATTTACCACCACCAAGGATAACGAAAGATATGGAAAAAATATTTATTTCAATGTTTCATAAGATTCAAGAGCCATGGGAGAGACATAAACCGTCCAACAGGAAAAACTTTATGTTATATTCATATACATTGTATAAATTTTGTGAATTACTGGAATTGGATAATTTGCTGGAATGTTTTCCGCTGCATAAAAACATGGATAAAGTTATGGAAAATGATGCTATATGGATGAAAATATGCAAAGATTTAAATTGGCAATATATTAGTTCATTCAAATAAATTATAGATTGAAAATAAAAATTAAATGTTTTTTCTAATTTTAATGTACTTTTCAATTGATTTCATTTTATCATCACTTTCAATAGTTGAATTGTGAGTACAATTATTTTCCATTGTGAGAGAACAAGATTCTAACATTTTTATATTATTTCTTAATGTAGTATTGTTTGTAAAAGTAGTATCATTAGATTCATCATGAATTTTATTCATTTTTTCTTTTACAACTTTCTGTATACTGCTGGCATTATTGTTGTAATCAGTATTGCCCATAACTGGACATATATTGTTCAAGTTAACATTCTTTTTTTCTTTATCTGAGGTAACTAAATTAAAACAATCTATTGAGTTTTTAATTCTACTCAATAATATTTTATCAATGTTGTTTTGTTGAGAACCATCTGCTAAATCATTATTGATTTTATCTAACAAAACACTGTCAATCTTGATAATATTGTTAATTATATCATCAAGATTATTTGACGTTGTAAAATTATCCAATGATTTATTTTCAATATCTCTAATATATGTTTTGTATGTATCAATAAAATTAATAACAATTTTATTTAATGTTATATCAAAATTATCTTCATTATTAATAATTTTAATAATTTCATCTATGACTACAATTTTCTCGAAATCAATTTTGTCTGAAATATTTGTAAAAACTATATGTAGTAATTTACTAGTTGAAATATAAATAGATGAATGAATACACTTGATAATCATATCGTTTTGGATATGTTTTTTATTCCCTTTTCTTGCATAATAATCTCTAAACTCTCTATTCATATATGCTCGTACTGCTGATATGAATAAATTATCCTTTATTTTTTTAATTGTTCTAGTGGGGATAATGATATTACTATTGTCATCATTCTTCTTTGCTCTACAGTTGCTTATAGTGATCAATTTTAAATTAATAAATTTCAAAATTTTTTCTGTAATTTCTTTATAATTATTTTTATTTATTTTTGATATAATTCTGTCAATATTGGCTATAGATCTTGGATCTGTTATAGTCAAACTTGAATAATATTTGGAAATGAGATTAATTTTCATACTAGATTCATTTGTCTGTTTAATGGAGTCATAACTGGTGTTGCTAACTTTGTTACTTTTGTTACTTTTGTCACTTTTATTTATGCTGATATTGTCACTTTTGTTACTTTTGTCACTTTTATTTATGCTGATATTGTCACTTTTATTACTTTTTTTTTTGTTACTACTATTATTTTGAGAATTTTTGTTTTTTCTAAATATAAATCCATCAATGTTTTCGGAACAAGATGTAAGACTAGATATTCTTGACAAATTAGATTCTTTAGAGTTATTAGATGCATTTGATATTTGTTTATTCATTATTATAAAGTGTATCAGAAAATTTATTTATTAAAGTAATAATTTCTACATTCATTCATATTATCATCATGGATAACATTATTTGAGATATAATCAAATGATTTTTTATTAAGTAATGCTATAATAAAATTAATACTATATACTCCACATTCTGAATTCTTTTTTTGATGTTTATTTTTATTGTACTTATATGTAACTGGAATATTATTAGTTGATTCTAGAGCTCTTTGTACCTTCCCTATAAAATATTCTATTAATTGTTTTGGTTTTTTTCCTACAGAATCAAAATAATAAATTTCATTAGTTATGGTATTTATATATAATGATACCCAATGGGATCCACTCTGACCTTCCCTATCAAAATTAATAATTAAGCCAAATTTATATTTTCCTCTCTCATTCAGATTATTCTTAATATGATACCTGTAATCAGCCAATTGAAAAAAGTCGTATGGGACAGCTCCTAGGAATGAAAACTCTAAATGTTTATATTCATACTGTACCATCATGTTAATTATATCAATGTTACTAAGCCATAAATAATTTCTTTTGCTACCATTTGAGATGGGACCAGATGGTTTAAATGTATTCATTAATAATTCTTCCCCTCCATACTTATGTATTGTCTCATTACTCAGCCAACATTTTGGATCATCTTTACATTTATTATAAAATTGATTTCTAATGTTGTAATATAACTGATCTCTATCAGTTACAATATTTATTGGATTTCTATTACTGTTACCATAAGTATTCCAGATTGTAGCAATATTTAATAAATCTTCATATGTATAGCAATTTGGAATTCCACTCTTTGCTGGAGCACAAGGATCAACTATAATACTCATATTATATTAAATATTATATAATATAATAAAGAAATATGAGCATAAATAATGGCCTAACATCAACTGATATCCAGTTATCAAAAAAATACAGAGAAATGGTAGGATATGGTTCCATTGTAAATAGTCAAAATGATTTAGAATTTAACAAAAACGTTATATTTGAAAACCAAGTCTATGTAGATAAATTTCTCATACTTAATAACTCATTAAATGTCAGTAATAGCATTAATATTGTTGATGGAGATAATCATCAGATAAATGTATTAAAAAGTGATGAAATTATAATCGACAATACTTCAAATATTAATATACCAAATATAACTACTCAAGTATTAAATGTTCAAAATATTAATATCCTTAATGATTGTACGATTAATAGCAAAACTATAACCATTAATTCTATTATTGCAGGACCAGAAGATACTGATTCTATCATTAATGTGGACGGAAATATACACATTAAAGAAGAATTAAATATAAATAAATTTGAGAAATTTAACAATGAAAATGATTTTTTTATCATTTCAGATAAAATATATCTAGGTAGTCCAACGTCAGTAATAAATTTCAGAGGGGAACTGTTGAATATATCCAGCACAAATATTAATTCTAAATCTAAGAAAATATTATTTAATGCTGAAGATAATTATGATACAGGGATAGAGATATTGAGCAATGTTGGAGAAGCATTTATTAAGACAAATATGACATCTGATAAATTTATTATCAAGACACCATTAAATGCTGAAGAAAGGATAGTATTAATGTTAGATCAAGATAATAATTTTAGCACTGATTGTGTATCTGTTACTTTTCATGATCTTATCACTGTGGAAAGTAATATGACGATTACCAATAATATGATATTTAGCAATGATGTTAATATTATTGGTAATTTTGATGTATCCCAAACAACATCATTTGCCTCAGATACAACTATCAATTCTACTAATGTATTCATTGAAGATCTTGAATCTACCAATAAGATGATTATGAAAGATTCTAATGTATTAAATATTTCTGGATCTAGTTCTCTTCGTGAAGGTACTCTTGACATTAATGGAAACAATATAAAATTTGAAAAAGAGTTTATTATAGATTCACATATATTGAATATAAATTCTAACTTTATTTATAATGGAAGTACTACCACATATTCTGCTGTTAATACAAGATTTAAAAACAATATTAATGTCATTGATCATAGCGTTATCAATAATGATATAACTATCAACAAATCTATTCAGTGTAATGGTATAACAAATAAAAATAACTTAACCATTGAAAACAAATTAACATCGAATGATATGGTTACAGATACACTTAATGTTAATAATAATTGTACTATTGATTCAATTAGGACTAATATGAACTCTGATATTTATTCTGATATTTATATGAATGGAACAGTTATAATGCCATATCTGCGAGAGTTCCAAACCAATTCGGAAGCATCTGAAACAGTTCCTTTATGGGGGTTTTATAGATTAGGTGGAATTGTAAAACTCAGACTTGACGTTATCCCTCCAATAATAGATTTTACTGAAAATCCATCAAGAATTAATGTAGGTGAGAATTACAGTGAAAACAATATTACTGTAACAGATAATATTGATGATTATGTTATTTATCCTTATTTAGAAGATATATTAATTGAAAATACAGATACCAGTTTGGGGATTATAACAGACCGGATTAGGATTAATGGATCTACTACTATACCTAACACTAATACATTAGTTGTGGGTACATATGACTTGTTATATTATGCTGAAGATATAATAGGTAATGTGACTAGATCTATAAAGAAATTGCAAGTTATTTAATAAAATAAATTCAACCAAGTTATTTAATAAAATAAATTCAACCAAGTTATTTAATAAAATAAATTCAACCAAGTTATTTAATAAAATAAATT